GCGATTTCAATGCCAATCTGGTTAATTTTATCGAGGAAAGGGATTTACAGGCATTGGGCAGTGAACTCATTTCCCAATACGATACCGACAGGCGTTCCCGTTCCGACTGGGAAGAAACCTACGTCAAGGGACTGAGCCTGTTGGGACTGAAGATTGAAGAGCGCACTGCGCCTTGGGCGGGAGCTTGTGGGGTGTTTCACCCGTTGCTGAGTGAGGCGGTGATCCGCTTCCAGTCGCAAGCCATTACGGAAATGTTTCCAGCACAGGGTCCAGTACAGACTAAGGTAGTCGGTTATCCGACTCCAGAAAAGGAAGACCAAGCACAACGGGTACAGGCGTACATGAATTACTTGCTGACCACGCAGATGGTCGAGTATCGCACCGAAACCGAGAAACTGCTGTTTTCCCTGCCGTTGGCAGGTTCAGCGTTCCGCAAGGTCTACTACGACCCGAACTTGGGCAGACCCTCTGGCATCTTTGTGCCAGCGGAAGATTTGGTGGTCAACTACGGGGCAACCGCCCTACAGACCTGTTCCAGAGCTACACAGGTGATGAAAAAGAACAGCAATGAAGTGCGCAAGATGCAAGTCAGTGGGTTCTATCGTGACATAGAACTGCCGAGTTCGGTTCCGAAAGTAAGCGATATCACCAAGAAATACAACGAGATGACAGGCACAAGCGATGCTTACGATTACGATGATCGCCATATGTTGCTTGAAATGCAAGTCGATCTGGACTTGACGGGATTTGAGGACGAAGACGGCATTGCGTTGCCTTATGTGGTTACCATCGATTATCCCAGTGGCATCATCCTCAGTATCTACAGGAATTGGTACGAGGACGATGAGAACAGATTGCGGAGGATGCACTTTGTGCATTACCAGTATTTGCCCGGTGTCGGGTTTTATGGCTTTGGTCTGGTTCACCTTATCGGTGGTCTGGCAAAGTCGGCAACCAGTTTATTAAGGCAGTTGGTCGATGCAGGCACATTGTCGAATCTGCCCGGTGGCTTGAAAGCCAGAGGGCTTAGGATCAAGGGCGATGACTCGCCAATCATGCCGGGGGAATTTCGTGATGTTGATGTTCCCGGTGGGGCGATTCGGGACAACATTACCTTTCTTCCCTACAAGGAACCCTCATCAGTCCTGTACCAACTGTTGGGCAATATTGTCGAAGAGGGCAGACGCTTTGCAAGTATAGCCGATCTGAAGATATCGGACATGAACCAGCAAGCGCCAGTCGGCACAACCCTTGCAATCTTGGAAAGGGGCATGAAAGTGATGACGGCTATCCAAGCCAGACTCCATGCCACGATGAAAAAAGAATTTGAAATACTCGTTGGTGTCATCAGGGACTTTACTTCTCCAAAGTATCCCTACAGCGTTGATGCCAACGAGGATATCAAGGTCGAGGACTTTGATGATCGGGTGGATGTGTTGCCAGTGTCCGACCCGAATGCAGCTACGATGTCACAGCGCATCATGCAGTATCAGGCGGCTTTGCAACTGTCGCAACAAGCGCCAGAGATGTACAACCTACCAGAATTGCATCGGCAGATGCTCGATTCACTGGGAATTCAGGATGCAGAAGAGATTGTGCCAGTGGTAAACGAGATTCCGCCAGCCGATCCAGTGACCGAAAACATGAACATTATCAACGGGGAACCCGTACAGGCTTACGAATACCAGAACCACGAGGCGCATATAACAGTACACATGAGTGCAATGCAAGACCCAGTGATGATGCAACAGCTACAGGAAAGCCCGAATGCACAAATGTTGCAAGCGGAAATGGAATCCCATGTGCGTGAGCATCTGGCATTCCTCTATCGTTACCAGATGGAACAGGAATTGGGTACGGAACTGCCACCGCTTGGTGAGCCGTTGCCGAATGATCTGGAAAAGAGGCTGTCCACAGCAATTGCCGAAGCTGCCCAGAGATTGACCCAATCGCATGTAGCGCAAGCTGAAGAGAAGAGGATACAGGAACAAATGCAAGACCCAATGATTCAAGCCAAGCAGAAGGAACTCGAAATCAAGGAATCCGAAGTCCAGAGGAAAGCACAAGCCGATCAGTCCAAGATTCAGCTTGAAACACAGAAAGCGATATCCAAGGACTCTTTGGAGCGAGACCGCATTGCTTCACAGGAGCGAATTGCCAGTGCAAGCATAGGACAGCGTATTGCTAGCGATATGCAAGAACAAGGCAAGGAAGCCAAGAGACAGGAAATCAAGGAGGTTGAAAAAATCGTTGACATTGTAAAAACGATGACTGAAGATAGCAAGCGTGGCAAATGATATCAAAGCGCAATCACTGTCCCAGTTTTTACTTGGTAGATTGCGTGAATTGATGAATGACCACGCTGACCATGTTTCCACGGGAGCGTGTAAGGATTTCTCGGATTACCGGAAAATGGTCGGAGTTATTGAGGGGTTAGCCCTTGCTGAACGTGAGATTCTTGACTGGATTGAAAAGTTCATAAAGGAATAAATGCAAGAGAGCGCACAACTGAAGGAGACCGCAGAGGCAGAAGATAAAAGCCAGTTGCCGAATCCTATGGGATGGCGAATTTTGGTGGCGATGCCAGAGACCGAAGAAAAAACCGAAGGTGGCATTGTCAAGGCAAAACAGACCATTGATCTGGAAGAAGTTGCAAATATTTGCGGTTACGTCCTGAAGATGGGAGAGGATTGCTACCAAGACAAGGAAAGATATCCGAATGGTCCTTGGTGCAAAACTGGAGACTGGGTTGTGTTTCGTGCTTATTCAGGAACTCGTTTGAATATTTATGGAAAAGAATTTCGCATAATTAACGATGACACTGTGGAAGCGGTTGTCGAAGACCCAAGGGGGGTAGTTAGAGCATGAACGAACAAGAGAAACAAACAGTAAACGATCAACCAGTGGAAACTGCGCAAGACCAGTTTTTTGGCATAAAGAACGCAGTTGTTACCAAAGCGCCTGAAGTCGAGGTTATCGAAACGGAAAGCGCAGAACCTCAAATCGAGGCACTGCCAGAGGAAACATCGGTCAAGGGCGAAATTGAAGATATTCGCAGACGCTTTGAGGCAGAGAAAAAAGCCAAGGATGCAGCACTGGGTGCAGAAAAGGAAGCGGTCAATCAATTAAGACAGGCAATGACTGACAACCAAAGGCTTTATGGCTTTGTTAACAGAGGCGGTCAGGAATTGAACCAACAGGCATTGAACAATGCACAATGGGCAAAACACAGTGCGATGACTGAATTGAAAGCGGCTAATGATGAAGGCGATTCGGATGCAATGGCACAGGCACAGGAAAAGCTTTCACAGGCAACATTGGCGGAACAGCAAGCAGGCAATTATGCCGATTATATAATGCAACAGGCAAACAAGGATATGCCACCTGTACGCATGCCACAGCAACAGACAGAAAAACCGCAACTCGATCCCGATATGCAAGTATGGTCGGACAAGAATTCTTGGTTCATGAACAACAAAGACCCGAACCACCAGAAAATGACCTCCTATGCCTTGTACTTGGATCAGGAGATCAGGGAAGAAGGGGTAGACCCTGCGGGGAATTCGGAAAAATATTACAGTGAAGTCGATGTTCGTATGAGAAATCGGTTTCCAGACTTTTTTGGAGTGCAGCCGAAAACAACGGAAGTTGGGAAGGCAACAACAAAACAGCAACCAGCGAGTGTGGTTGCGCCATCATCGAGACATAATGGCAAAAAAGCTCGCAAAGTGTCGTTAACCAGAGATCAACTTAGGGTTGCGAGACAATTGGGAGTATCCCCACAAGCATATGCTAGTCAATATCTAAAATTAGAGGAAGGTTCTTATGAATAATGAGAAAATTGAAAGCGTTGAAGCTCAGGGAACTGAGGCTTTAGCTAAAGAGGAAACTTCAATTGAACGCAAACCAAGGGAAACCGAGGGGCGTGAAGCTGAAAAACGACAAATGAGTTGGGAAGACCAAACCAATTTACCAAGTCCTGATCCTGTATCTGGCTGGGTATTCAGGTGGATAAGAGCAAGCTTGCTTGGACAGGCGGATAATCCGAATGTTTCAAAACAGCTTCGATCTGGATGGGAGCCTGTTATGGCATCCGATGTTCCAGAACTCCATATCTTGAATGACCACAAATCAGAATGGGGAAGAAAAGGAAATGTTGAGATTGGTGGTTGTCTTCTTTGCAAAATGCCCAAAGAAATGGCGGAAGCTAGGGACGAACATTTTGCTCGTATGTCCAGAAACCAGATAGAATCTGTGGACAACGCATACTTTAAAGATCAAGACCCTCGAATGCCTACAAAACAAGTTTTTGAAAGGAAGTCGAGAACGTCTTTTGGGCGTGATTCTTAATTGGGTCACATTTTTATATTAATTTAATCGGGAGACGATTATGGCTGCATCAGCTACCCCTATGGGGGCTAGACCTGTTGGTTCGATCATATCCTGTGCATTCAACAACCAAGTCAAGCATTACAAAATTAAAAATGCGTATGGAACATCCATATTCTATGGAGATTTTGTAAAGTGGGGGGATGACAACCCCAATACGACTATTCAAAAAGATACTGGGACAACGTCATTGACCCCTATAGGTATCTTTCTTGGATGTGCATACACTGATCCGACCACTGGTCAATTTACGCCAAACCAATATTTTCCAGCTTCAATAGCTGCTGACGATATTGTGGCGTATGTTGCTATCGATCCGTNTATAATCCTNCANATGCAATGCGATGGNGCAGCAGACCAAGATGATCTTGGTAAAAATGCTGCTGTCGTGCAGACNGCGGGTTCTACGGCAATCGGTACCAGCAAAAATTCGGTTGATATATCTACTATAGCTACCACCAATACGTTACCTGTCAAGCTCATCGAATTTGTCGATGGTCCAGACAGCGCTGTTGGCGATGCTTATACGGATGTATTGGTAATGTTTAACACTGGGCATCAACTGCTCAACGCAACTGGCGTAGGCTAAAAGGAGTAAATTATGGCTGCTATATCTAGAGCGCAAGAGCTGAAAGAACTCCTACCGGGGCTTAATGCCTTGTTTGGAGATGAGTATGCTCAATACGAAAGCGAACATTCTGAAATCTATGTTACAGAATCATCTGAACGATCATTTGAGGAAGAACTGAAACTTTCAGGTTTCGCTGCGGCACCAGTAAAGGATGAAGGCTCTGCTATCGTGTTCGATACAGCGCAAGAATCTTTTGTGGCTCGCTATACCCACGAAACCATCGGTATGGGATTTTCTATCACGGAAGAAGCAATGGAGGATAACCTCTATGTTTCTCTCTCTGGCAGATATACCAAAGCGTTGGCTCGTGCTATGGCTTACACAAAACAGGTTAAAGCTGCATATCCGTTAAACAACGGGTTTTCAACTACGTTTTCGTCAGGCGATGGTGTCGCACTGTTTAGTACCTCTCACCCATTGGTGAATGGTGGTACAAACAGTAATCGACCATCAACTGGCGCTGACTTGAACGAAACTTCCCTTGAGGACGCAGTAATACAAATTTCTAAGTGGACAGATGAAAGAGGTTTGTTAATTGCTGCTCGTGTGAGAAAGCTTGTCATTCCCACCGATCTTCAGTTTGTTGCCACGAGATTGCTTGAAAGCAATTATCGTGTAGGCACGGCTGATAACGATGTGAATGCTATTGTCACGAATGGAGTAATTCCAGAGGGGTATGCTATCAATCATTATTTGACTGATACCAATGCCTTCTTCTTGACTACTGACGTTCCTGACGGCATGAAGCACTTTGAAAGAACCGCCATGGAAACAAGCATGGATGGTGATTTCACTACAGGGAACGTGAGGTACAAAGCAAGAGAAAGATATTCCTTCGGGGTATCCGATCCGCTAGGTATCTTCGGTTCACCGGGCTCGTCTTAAATACGGGATAGCGTATATGGAACCATTGATGGGGGGGTTTCTTACTCAACCCCCATCAACCTTTCTAGGATAAAATTACCTATCGACTGACCTAGCAGACAAGCCAAAGACGATAGGATTTTTTCGGGAGAAAAAATTATGGCAAATACAAGCTTCAAAGGGCAAGTTCGCTCACAAA